TTCCATTCTCATCACTGATGCAATCCATTGTTCTGGCGACATGATATGTGAGCCGGTAGTAATCTTGAGTTTTGCTTCTTTGAAACACTTCTTGAGTATCATACCAAACTCTTTACCTAAGAACATAGAAGACAGTTTGATTACATCCCTACGAAATCCAATGTCATGATGCATATTCCCACATAAGTGTGCAAACTCATGAATGATTGTGTAAGGACAGTTGTTCTCTTGCAATCTGATTGCACCGTACCAAGTTGCTTGACCAGCAGTTGCACCACGAAAGTTTGCTTTCTCAATTGATACATTGAGTTTACCCTTACTAGAACCAACTGTGTTTTCACACAACTTTTTATAGGTAGCAGACTTTACAATCTTTTTACAATACCTTACAGTTTCTTTCCAATTTAAAGTTTGTAACTTCTTTGCATAGAACACATCTTGTTCTTTATTGACATGATTTCTAATCTCTCTAAGAGCTTTAAACTCTGCATTGTAAGTCTTTTGTCTACCACTATCTTTGAAGTTTGCTTTACCAGACTTGATAGTCTTATTTTTCTTAGACCAATAGTTTGCATATTTGTTTGCATAATCATGAGACATGATTTTACTTGCAGCTTGAAATGCATCTGTACTAGTAGCTAGTGATGGGTCTTTCATATGTTCAAACATTCACAATCTCCAATTCAGTTTCATCAAAAGATTTCACAGCACCATCATCAAAAAACACAGTGTATTTTGTAGTACCATCATCATGGGTTTCTATAGAACCAATTCGTCCTTGCATCCCATAGTCTGTAATTACAATATCATCAAACGTCATCATTAACCTCTCATTTCTATAGCAGCTTCCCAAATCTTTTTCGCACCATCATGAGTTGCGAAACCAACTTCATCTGCAAAGTCCATAGTGCTACAGAAGTAAACCTCACCAAAGATTTTGTGAGTATCTAGGATATAGTTTAGCATCTCTGGAGTAGTAGCGGCACCAATCTGGTTACCAGCACCTTTGAACACGGCGACTTTCGCACCTTCTACTGCATCAATAAAAATTGTTTCGTTTTGATTTGTCATGTTTTTCTCTCTCTCTGTTGACTATACTATTATAATACACAATTCCTATAGCAAAGTCAAGTTTTATTTTTAAGCCTAAAAAACCCCCATAAATCAATGACTTATGAGGGTGAGATTTTATGTGATATTTTGAAGTTTGTTATAAAAACAAAAGTGATTCGCTTTACTTAATAGTTCCAGTATCAGTAACGTCTAGTCGTTTTCTTTGACTACTTCTACCAGAGGTTTTAATTTTACCTTTGAATACTCCACCAGCCTTTGCTTTTTTCTGAAGTTCACCTTTTATCCAGAATTTTGCAGCTGGTTTAGTTGGTTTCTTTACGACTATACCACGAATACGTTTGTATACTTTGTTAAATACGTCTTCTTTTGCATTATTATTATCTACAATAATAAAATTCTTAGAACCAAATAGTGATTGAAACGCACCAATATTTTTCTGTACATTATTCCACATTTGTTCTACAGATTTCTCTGGTAGTGTTCTCGCTCTTTCTTTGTTTCGTATTTGTGCAGTTTCTAGTGAGGTATTAACAAATATCATCATGGTTTCATAACCAATACCGTCTAGTAATTTTTTTTGTTGACCAATTTTACTAACATCTTTTCCAGTGCCATCAATGATAATACCAAGTCTACCATCAACCCAATTATTTTGTCTTGCTTTGGTCTTTTGTTTTGACCTATCACGAATCGCTTGACCCTCATCTGAAAATATATCCTCTGGTTTACCAATATCCAGACCAGCTCTTTCTAGGTCTTTTTCATAGATATCGTCAGAGTTCAGAATCTTTAAACCAAGACCACCAGTGGTCTTCCTCACAACGTAGGACTTACCACTGCCTGGCCCACCAGCAAGAAAGATTGCGTTAAATATGTTTGGGTCGTAAACTCCCTCTTGTATTTGTTGGAATGTTTTCATTATTAATCCTTTGTAACAACTCTTGTATATATTTAGTTTCTTTTTCATTCATGGGTTCAATCGTTCTTTCTTGTCTTTGTAGGTTTGTAAATTTCTTCATTTTGAGTTTTGCTTTGTTTGTCATTTCATTCCTCTTAAAAAATAATGGTTGAACATGATATAAACTGTTGTTACTTTGTCTCCTTATGTTACGGTTGAATCAACTATTGAATATCCTGCTGATACGTCAACAGATTTTGCAGTGTTCTTATCTGGGCCTAATCTGTTATTTTGAGGTATACCAGATGATGGTAATGCATTACCTTTTGCAGAATCTTTTGCAACTTGCATAGTAATCTTGTGTTTAAGTTCTTGTGATTTTGTAAAGGTATGTCTTAAATGTGTGACAATGTAATTACCACTTAATTGTTTGTCTTCTTTATCATCTGTAATGGCACTAGTTGCACCAATCTCAAGATTGATTTTGTCTCCTGCTTGAATAAATGTTTGACCATTTACTTCAATGTTCAGAATAGAACCATTTTCAAATTGTTGTTTTCGTGCTGATTTTCTTTGAAGTGTTTGATTTAAATTATCACTTTGATATGGATAATTTTCACCTTCAGAAAAAGAATAACCAGATGCAGTTGATACCACGAATAACTTAGTATCTTCGTGGTCTGTTAAACCTTTACCGTTATCTGGGTCTTTTGCTTGAGAAATAATTGGTGTGGACTCCCCATTATCTGGATGAATATCCCTATCAAAATTACTTAGGTAATCATATTTATACAAGTCAAGTCGTTTATTATATACATCATGTGTAATTAATTTTGAACTAATCATACCACTATTAAGATTCTTTACTGTATCTTTTGATGATACTCTTTGATAATTAACGATTGAATCTAATTCTAATTGAACATTACCAACACCCTTTTCATCTAACTGTCCACCAACATTTTCTTTAAAGAAAAACTTTGGTTCTTCTCTACACATACTATCATATGTTCTAAAATGATACCCTTTAGTTGTTTCATAAAAAAGATAGGATGGTGAGGAATTATTTAAACTGGAATTAGATATATTACTTAAATGTTTAATGCACTTAAATGGTCTAATATTCGGAAATATCATCTTTGCGTTATTAGCTGTAGGTTCAAAGTAAAATGTCTTTTTACTTCTTAGATAGTTTTCATCCCTAAGAATTTTTTCTACAATAGTAGATGGAACACCACTATAGGATTGTGATACTCTAGATGTTTGATTTCTAAATCCTTCTACAGAACCAAATTGTAATGATATAACTTGTGCAGTTTCACCAGTACCATACTGTGAATTAATTTTATAGATGATTAGTGGTGATAATGTATAATCAATAGTAGTCTCTGGTTTAGGACTTGATTGTGGGGTTTGTAATTTTAAGATTAATCGTTCTTCACCAATAATAGGAAAGTTTTTAATAATATTTGTTGTATCTTTAATAACAATATCACCACTAATTGATGCAGTGTATATATTTTCAAATACGTTAATCTCTTCGACAATTTCCATAATGTCGTAGATTTCGCCTGTTGTCGAAACAATCTTACATTCTTCTACTAGAAATTCACCAGCAAATTGTAATTCACTTTTTGCAACCATTAGGATGCCTCATTCATTTTTCTCTCAAACTCTCTTACAAAGTCATCTATGTATTGAGAACCTATAAGTCTGATTTGTCTTTTCTTCTCTTGTAGTTTATCTTCGTATTGGTAGTTAGATATTGCAGTTGCAGATGGATACTCTGTAGTATTCATACCAACATCAATTGTTGTAGTTGTATCCCCAGATGTTTGTGCAATTTCATAATGATGTATTGCTTGTGGATTATCATATTTGTCTTTAACAAATGACTCAAACTTCTGTACACTCATAGGCCAGTCTTCATAGTAATCAATAATATCATTTGCAACTAAGATAGTCCAATGTAAGTTTACATCACCGTAATATTTGTGTGCAATCATCTCTGGTGTTTCACCATCTTTTATATCGTAGTAATCAAATCCTAAAATATTTTCTTTTACTTTTGCAATTAGTTTAACTCTGGAAAGAAGGTCTTTCATGATAGTAAATTTACCATCACCTTTTGCACTGTAATAAATGTTTGGGAACATATCAAAATATGACATACTAGTATCCTAACGCAAGTTTTTCTCTTGTAATGAGTTCTAATTCTTTGAACTGTAGTTCTATATTAGTTTCAACTGGAGGAGCACCACTACCATCTGAATGTGGTCTAAAAAACTGTACTCTATCACCACCATATGTTACATTTGCACTTTCTAGTACACAAGTAGATACTTTGTTAAGAAAATGGTTTTCTTTACCTTCTGCATAGTAATATGATATATCAAATGTCGCTGGAACAATGAATGTTCTAGAAGAACCTAAACCTTCTGCAAAACTTGGTGCCATGTAAAACCTAAACATTCTTGCAATTCTATCCACATTGGTTGCTTCTGCTTCTGACTTAGGCATCATCTTAAATGAATAACTAAATGACCGTCTACTAGTTCCTTGGAACACCATCTCTAATCTATTATTAGTAACTCTACCAGATGCAATTTCTATTGCAGCTTTAGCTCCAGGCGCAAAGGTATCAGCAGCTTTCTTTAGTGTCATTTCACCAGTATCACTAAATGCAGCTCCTGCCTCTGTTCCTACTGCTTTTAAGAATTCTTTATTAAACACTCCACCATATTGACCTTTTTTATAGAGGTTTGCAGCCGCAGTTGCCATTGCACCCATCTCTACTTCACCGTATTGAGCGGCTTGTGTAACACCTACAGTTGCAGGCATATACATTACAATAGAACTTGCAAGTCTTTTAGTTGGGTTAGTTGGAACACTGACAGATGTTTTTTGTCCAGATAAACCACCAGCATCTAATTTACCTAACTCACTACCATATGTTCCTGCTGTTCTGACATTTCTACCTTGACTGAATTTTACTTTTGCATTTGATTGTTCATTAATATTAAATATAATATAATGTCCTTGGTCGTTTGAACCTAAGTCTTCTGGGTATGCAATAGTTTCTCCTTGAAATGGATTAACTTTTGCATAATTACTTCTGTCAAGTCTACCAGAATTTCGTGGTAAACCGTCACTACGTCCACCACCCAACGCATCAGATATCATATTATTGACTCTACTGGTTGCACGATTGATTGCAGTGTTTTTTATCTCGTTTAGAAAACCTCTTAGCATCTTTATAAATATCCTTAGTTACATACTATTTAGGTGAATAATCATGGCATACCGTGGACGATACATACCAACTTATCCAAAAAAATACAAGGGTGACCCTTCTAATATTATTTATAGAAGTTTGTGGGAAAGGAAATTTATGGTGTATTGTGACCGTAATGAAAAGATACTTGAATGGGGTTCTGAAGAATTTTTCGTACCATACCGTTCACCCATAGATGGTAAAATACACCGATACTTCCCAGACTTTTATGTCAAAGTAAAAACACCAAAAGGTAATAAGAAATGGGTAGTTGAAGTAAAACCTAAAGCACAGTGTAAACCCCCCAAAATGCCTTCACGAAAAACTAAGAAATACCTCAATGAAGTTCGTACTTGGGCGGTCAATGATGCAAAATGGAAAAATGCAATTGAGTATTGTAAAGATAGAGACATGGAGTTCATCATCTTAACTGAAGTAGAATTGATGATATAAATATAGATATGGCAGAAGAAACTTATTTTGATAAAATCTCAGCGCAGATTAAAACTGGAACAGAACCATATCAGTGGTATCGTAACCGTATTAAAGAGTTAGGTACTCCAAATACGGCAGAACTTTTGCGTTCTGGAAAACTAAACAAGCAACCTATCCCAAAACACCTAAATATGTTTATCTATGCACCAAAGGGTGCAAAGAAGTTACCATACTATGATACATTTCCACTCATAATGTATTTGAAACCAGCAGAAGGTGGGTTTTATGGATTAAATTTCCACTACCTACCATATGCAATGAGAGCAAGACTATTAGATGCAGCTGGTCAAGATAAGTTAAGTGTGAGTGCAGTTGAAGGAAGTAGATTAACTAAACCCACAATTAAAAGGTATTTGTTTGGATATTTAAGGTCAATGTGTTTAAAGATAGAACCAGAAGATAACTTAACTGCAATCATGTTACCAGTACAAAGGTTTAAGAAAGCATCAGATTCAAAAGTCTGGTCGGATTCTAGGAAAATGATTTAATGGCAAGATTTAACTTTTCAAATGTTCTGGGTGGTGCAGTATTTGGTTCTTTAAATGCGTTCTTACAACATAACGCCTCTAGAGATGGATATGCAAAAGCAAATAGATATGAAGTTATTATTCTATTACCATCTGGTGTTACCAGTGGTGCATCAGCTGATGCTGGTTCATCGGCAATGTCTGGAAATGTACTATCACAACTGCATGGTGAAACTGCAAGACGTATCTCATTTCGTTGTGATACCATATCTATTCCAGGCAGAAACCTAAGAACACAAATGAATGGTAATATATATGGCCCACCACATGAGATAGTTCAAGGACAAACCTTTGCACCAGTAGAAGCAACTTTCTACTGTGGTTCTGACCTTGCAGAAAGATATTTCTTTGAAGAGTGGCAGAAGATTACATACAATCCAGATACATATAATATTAACTATTATAAAGAATATGTTGGTTCAGTTGAGATATATCAATTGAATGAACAAGACGAAAGAACTTATGGGTGTAAATTAGAGGAAGTATTTCCTAAGACGGTAGCTGCACAAGCATATGGTCATGGTAACTCTAATCAAATCCAGAAAGTGTCGGTTGAGTTTGCATATAGATATTGGAGAAATATTGCAACTGAACCACAAAAAGCAAATCTTGATAGTACTCTACAAGATATTTTAAAGAATTCAATTCTTAGAAATATTCAAACTAGAGTGCCACAAGTACTGAGGCGATTATTTTAATTATTAATATAGGAGAATAAATTATGAGTTTGCCTAAACTTAACGCACCAACTTATGAGATGGAAGTACCATCAACAAAGGAAAAGGTGAAATACAGACCGTTCTTGGTAAAAGAACAAAAAATGTTAATGATTGCACAAGAGTCACAAGACCCAAATATGATGGCGAATACTATGTGCGATTTAATTGAATCTTGTTGTGACGGTGTAAAAGAGGCAGAAAAAATGCCTACCTTTGACCTAGAATATATGTTCTTACAACTAAGAGCAGTATCCGTAGGTGGAGATGTTGAATTAGAAATGTTATGTCAAGACGATAATGAGACTAAAGTTCCAGTAATAATTAAACTGGATGAGTTGAAGGTAACTGAATTACCTAATCATAAGAAAGAAGTTATGATAACAGATAAAATCGGTATGACATTTAGATATCCTTCTTTAGTGGATGTTGCAAAATATTCTAAAGACGGTATGAGTAATGTTGATGTTACATTTGGTATCATTCAAGATTGTCTCGTAAATATATTTGATGAAAATGAAGTGTATGACGAACACAATAAGGATGAGTTGCAAGAGTTTGTAGAACAAATGACAACTGAACAATTTGAGGGAGTACAAGGGTTCTTTGATACTATGCCTAAAGTAAGACACACTGTGGAAGTAAAAAATCCAAATACTGGTGTTGTTAACCAAGTGCATCTTGAAGGGATGCAAAGTTTTTTAGGATAGCCCTTTCACATGATAGTCTTGCATCTTACTTCAAGACGAACTTTAGTATGATGACACATTACAAGTATAGTCTAACTGAACTTGATAATATGATGCCGTGGGAAAGGGAAATCTATGTAGGTATGATGAAACAGTACATAGAAGAAGAGAATCAAAGACTTAAAGAACAAGAGAGGAAATACAAATAATGTCTGAAGAAGAAGTAAAGAAACACCACCCAGCAGATACTAATGGTGATGGTAAAGTATCTGAAAAAGAACATGAGATGTTCTTAGAGTTCAAACGAAAAGAACTTGAGGATGCAGATGCAATGAGAGATGCACAGCGCTCAATGGCGTGGTTTGCTTTATTTGGTATGCTATTATATCCGTTTGCAGTAGTACTTGCAAACTTAATTGGATTAGATACTGCATCTAAAATTCTTGGTGACATGGCTGCAACTTATTTTGTTTCAGTAGCTGCAATTGTAGCTGCGTTTTTTGGAACACAAGCGTACACCAAAAAGAAATAGGAAAAGTAAATGGCAGACGAAAAACTAGAACTTAGACAAGCATCAAATGATTTAAAAGCAGCAACTGAACAGTTGTCAAAATTTAATCAATCTACAGCCGCAGAAATTGGTAAAACAGTTGGTAAGGACTTAATGAAAGTCACTGACCCATTTGTGAGTTCCTTTAAACAAATTCCAGGCGTTGCAACTTTAGGTTCAGTTGGTAAAACTCTTTTTAATAAAGGATTTGCAGTTCTTAAAGAAAAAAGAGAACAAGATTTACTTCGTAAAAGACTTGGTTTGACTAGACAACAGTTTGACCAGATGAAACAACAAAAAAATGTTTTAGATGCACAAAAAAAATATGGTGAACAATTAAAATCTGGTGCAGAGACATTATTAGGACTTGATACAGAACAGTTTAATATTGCGGCTGGTATGTTTGTTGATGATAAAAACAAATTTACTATGGGTGTCAATCAGTTCGCAAAAGAACAAGGTGAACTAGTTGCACTTACTCAAGCGAAAATGGACAAAGACGATACAAACGCATCAAAGAGAGTCGAAGCAGATAATGAAGCACAAAGAGAAAGAGATAGACAAGCAAATGTGTTTGACAGAATTGCAGGCGGTATTGACAGTTTATCTGAAGGTCTTGCAAACTTCAAACCAGAAGATACTGGTATGGGGTTACTTGCACCGTTAGGTATTATTGGTGGAATATTAGCAGCTTTTGTTGGTGGGTTTGTTGCAGAAGTAAAAAAACAAATTACAGCTATAAAATTACTTACTGGTGATGCATTTAAAGGTTTTAAAACAATTGGTACATCACTTACTAATTTAATTAAAGCATTAATACCAGAAGGTATAAAGACATTCTTTTCCGCTGAAGGTAAATTTGGTAAATCAATTACTAACCTTACAACCAGAATAAAAAGTGCATTTACATTAGATACGACAAAGTTACCAAAATTCAATTTAGGTATTGGTGCAAAATTAACAAGTATGTCTACTACACTTACAACTTTCTTTGCAGAGAATAAGTTCTTCAAAACAATTGGTGAAGTTGCAACTAAATTCAGTGATGGTTTAAAGAGTGTTGGTACAAAACTTGGTAGTTTCTTTAATTCAATAAAAGGTGCAGTTACTACTACTGCTGGTCTAACAGCAGAAGCTGGTACAATTGGTAAAATTATGACTTTTGCAAGGAATTTTGGTGCAACACTTGGTAAACTATTCTTACCAATAACTATTGTAATGGGTGCATTTGACCTTATTACTGGTTTCATTGATGGTTGGAAAGAATCAGATGGTGATAGTATTGTATCTAAGTTTATAGACGGTGTTGGTGGTGGTTTAGGAAAACTAGTTGGTAACCTTATAGGTATACCTCTTGATTTGTTAAAAGATGGTGTAGCGTGGATATTAGGTAAATTGGGATTTGAAGATGCAAAGAAAATTCTCAATGATTTTAGTTTTAAAGACCTTCTTATGAACATTGTAAAAGCACCATTTAATTTGGTGTCAGATGCAGTTGATTATATTGTAGGTGTATTTACTGGTAAAAATAATCCTATAAAAGATTTACTATCTGGTGTAGCAAATGTTGCAGAAGCAGCTAAGAATTTACTCAAAGGTATATTACGTTCTATTCTTCCATCACCTAAGAATGAAGATGGTGGTGTTATGGGGTGGATTAAATCGCAAGTATCTAAAGTAATACCAGATAAAGTTTACGAGTTTGCTGGTCTTAACCCAGAGACAGGCGAAAGACTATTACCAAAAGCATCTGAAGAAAGTCTTCGTGCAATATCAGAAGCAGGACTTGCTGGTGCATATATGAAAGCACAAAAAGAAGGTAATGCAGATGAGATGGAAAAACTAATTCGTGAATCTGAAATGAGAAAACAAGGTGGTGCAGAAACTATTGTAAATAACTATAACAGTAGTAATGTTGACCAAAGGTCTAGTTCACAAACAATAACATCAACAAATGTTACTGACCCAGCTGCAATGATAGGTTCTACTACTAATTAATTATCTGTTCCCAGATAACCCATTGGGTTATCTGTTCATTGCAATCCAAATAAGTCCAATAACAAACGTAGCAACAACTAGTACTAAAACTATAACTGCAATTATTTCTACCACAGCTTTACGTCTTTCTTGTTGGTCATAGATTGCTCTCTGACGTTTTTTTCTAATCTCCCCTTCAGTAGCTAAGAGCTCTTCCCAAGCAGATGGGCCTCTGGTAAATGAGATTATTTGTTTTAACTCATTTCTCATATCTTCTGCTT